TGGTAGACCTTGCTCGAATACGATTCGGTTGGAGATTTTCTTGACCTGCCTTCTGATGGACAGAAGGAGACGACGAACATTCACTCTGTCCAGGGCCGAGTCCTCAGCATAGAGGGTCTTTTGACCCCACACCAATGGACCATCCGAACCTGCAAAGGAAACGATTGGGTTGATGTTTACCTCATAGAGGTCATCCATGTTCTGACGATTCAACTCAAGGGTGGTTTCCACGGTGGTTGCCAGAGCGCCTCTTGCGAAGCCTGCCGGTGCGAACCATGGGTAAGCTACTCTGTCATTGAATCCAAAGGCACCAAGAGCCGCCACGGAGGCCGGAACGGTCCTTATGGAGTCGTTCACCAAGTCATTCATCACAACGTCTGGGAAGTAGGCTGCGCCGAAGGAGGTGTTCAGACCACGGTTACGGAAGTTGGTTGCGGTGTAACGGACAGAGGTCGTCTGACCCGAACCGGTTACCAAGAGGTTGCTGGTGTCATAGGACTGAACATCGATAAGGCACAGGGCATCGAAACGACCCTCAGCCACAAGGATTGCTCTGTCGGTTATGACATTGGCCTTGATGCCTGGGATGGTAAGGAGCTGAATGTCAACCTCGGTTGCATCCGACATGATATCCAGGGCCGCATTGTAGGAGGTCACGGTTGGACCGAGGGTACCGCCTCTGGAGGAGTTGTTGATTTCCTCTACGATTGCCTCGTTGGAAAGACGCGCCTCATCACGGTTGAAGACTCTGGTGCCATCGAATCCGCCCTGAAGGAAGAACGAGAACTTAGCAAGCTGTCTGGTGGATGGATCGCTAAGGTCGGTGCTTGCAAGAGCCCTGGTGAGGTTCACGTTGTCCGTTGCAATGCCACCGCCACGAACATAGGACCAACTGGTGATCTGAGTCGTGTCAGGAAGCAGAGTGGAGCTGTTGTACTTCACCTGAATGTTCTCGAGGGAAAATGCATTCTTGTTGAAACGGTCAGCATCAATGATACCGTTTGCGGTGGTATCAAGGGCACCTTGGTTGTTGCTCACGACCACATTCTGCCAGCTTGTGTGGAAGTCTGGGAAGTAGGCCGCAAAGGAACCAATGGTGCTCTCTGGGATTGTGCTCTTGTTTGCTTCCAGGGCCGAGGTCCTTCTCTCAAACTGAACACCCCAGTAAAGACCCTTGTCCACAGTCTTGTTTGGATACAGGCCTCTGTTGAGGTTCTGTCTCATTGGGACAGGCATCTGAACGGTGTTGTAGAATGGGTTGGTAGAAACGAAGCTGCTACCACCATCGAAGGCTGCGAATGGAGCCGACCCGGAGGTCATAAGGTGAGGAGCGCCTCTGAAACCGAAAGGAAGCGCCGAGGTATCTACTTCCTCGTTCGTCACACGGGCATCCATTTCAACACGAATGTACTTCGAGTTATTTGGATAGTCGCCCTCGGTTACCAGCTTTGCATTACCCTGAGTGGTATCGAAGTTGTAGAAGGTGTTGTAGTCGCCGATGACCCTGGCAATGAAGTTTTCACTGTTTGGGTTAAGGCTAAGGCCTCTGAAGGCCTCAAGCACCTCTCTCACCTTGTCGTTGTCATCAAAGCTTCTAACGAGAAGGTCAAAGGTTCCATAGGGGCTTGCGTCCGAAATGGAAGGAGTGAGGTTCTCGATGGAAATCTTGATGTTGGTGTTCGACCAGGCTCCGTCATCCAGGGAGTGAATGCGGAAAAGATTCTGAGGAGCGCCACCGAACTTCTGGGTGGTGATCCAGGTGGACTTGGCGGTACGGAATCTGTCCTCAAAGTTCTCGAAGTTTGGAGCCGTGGAGGTACCAACGTCTCTCAACTGAGAACCGGTGATGAGGAAAGCAGCCTTTTCGAACCCGGCCACAATGCCAGTGGTCGTAAGAACTGCGGCACCGGTCACAACTGCCAAGGTTGGATGAATCACCCAATCGTTGTAGAGGAAGTAACCAGCCTGCTCAATCTTCTCAGGGTCTCTGTTGAACAAGGAACCGAAGTAGTTTGGAGCGTCCACATCGAAGGATGCGGTAATAACTGTAGGGAACGTAGAGTCGGTTCCCTTAAGGCCGTTAACTAGGAGCACGAACTCCTGGCGGCCAGAATTAAGGTTTACGGAACCCGTTACTGCGCCTCCCACGGTCGCCCAGGTGGCTGCCGAGGTGGTGCTTGCATTGGAGGTTACGGTGGAGCTAGAAAGTGTCAGGAGAACGCCCGAGGCTGCCATGATGACACCTCTGACCACAGGGACGCCTCCGTTTGGCAAACCTGCATCAGAGAAGATATTGGAGTCGGTGCTCTGACTCATAAAGGAGCCAAGGAAGAAGGTTCTTCCAAGGACACCACCGGTCGTGGCGTATGGGTTGTTACCCACGTTGCCAGCCAGAGTACCCTGAGGAAGCTGACTGCCGACTACGAAGCCTGCACCAGCTACCTTACCGATGTTGTTGCCATCCTGAGTCCTTCTAAGACCCTGACCGGCACCAAGAACCCTTACGAAGGTACCTGCCTGTTGATTCCTGAGCCATTCTGCCATGGCCATTGGACCATTCTGGGCAGCATCCGAGGGAGCGCCGAACTTAACAACGAAGTCGGCCATGGTTGCCACGGTCGTAGGAACAAAGGCTGGTCCCTTTTGAGAGGTGCCAATAACACCCGCAGGAATGCCCGAGGGCTGGATTCCCGTTGGTCCCGAAAGGTTTATTGTTCTAGCTGAAACACCAGCCGATTTGAAGTTAATTTGTGTCATCTAGGACTCTCCCACTTACTCGCTTTCCTTAACTAGTTTCCATGTACCTTTTAGGAGGTTGCGAATGCCACTCCATTACGCGTGATGATGAAATCAAGCTGGATGAATTCAACTGCCTTGACTGGCAGCAAGAAAATCTTGGCGTTCATTCTGTTGTTCTCTCTGTCCAGCTCAGTGTTGTTTGTGTCGTCGCACACAGCCTTGAACTGCTTGAGACCCTGACGGCTCTGCACGTTTGCAAGGATTGGCGAAACCTTAGATACAAACTCCGTGTAGAGGTCTGGCGTGATGTTTTCGAAGATCATGCGGTTACCAACGTCGATAACCTGTCTTTCAACATCAAGCACCATTCTCTGAACGTTGATGCTGTCGAGGGCGGTCTGGTTTCCATCAAGGGTCTTCTGCGAAAAAATCACGAAGCCCTCATTTGGGAACTTGACGATTGGGTTAATGCGGGCCTGGAAAACACGGTCTCTCTCGCTCTGCTTGAGGCGTGTCTTTGTGAGGCTCACAAAGTTGAGTGCTGCACGGTTGAAACCAGCAGGAGCAAACCATGGGTGAGCAACCCTGTCGTTGTAGGCAATGGCTGCAAGACCTGCAATGGAAGCCGGAACAGTCACTTTCTTGCCGGTGGAGCTATCATCCATAACAATGTCTGGGAAGTAGGTCGTGACAAGGGTGTTATCCAGGGCTCTGGTCTCGAAAGCATTTGCAGTCTGCTCAACATCCACATAGGTCGAGCTGTTTGCTGTCTCACCGTCGAAGATACGGTCGCCGCTGCTGTTATAGTTTGGAATGTCCATTAGGAACATTGCCAGACCGAAGCTGGAAGCCACGTCAGAAACGTAGTCCACAACCAGAGGCTCTCTCTGACCAGGCACGGTTAGGAGGTTGATGTTCGAGGTGATTGGATTGGTGATGATATCTGCCGCAACTTTGATGGAGGCAACCTGATTGTTCACAATGCCCACGCCGTTCTGGTTGAATGCAAAACCAGGCGAGGTGAAGTTTGCGTTGGAGTTACCGTAAGTTGCACCTCTTGCCTCAGTGGAGGTCGAGCGGTCATTGAAGTTGATTGCGTTGGCATCAAGGGAGTTGACACCATCGAAACCACCATTCAGGAATACCGTGAACTTCGCAAAGTCGCTGAACTTATTGAAGAGGGTTGGCATGGTGCCGCTGTGGATAAGGCTTGCCAGAGTGATTCTGCTGGTGGAACCGTCTGTGATCTTGTATTCCGTGGCATCTGGGATACCATTGCGGATATAGCAGGCCTCTCTCATGTGCGTGTTTGCCGAGGCAGTGATTTGTGCCATGGAGGCATTGCCAAGGGCCACACGAGCCAGGGTGAACTTGTTGTTGTTGAAGGTGTCCGAGAAGGCTCCGGTCACAGCCACATCGAGCTTGTCAATGCCAGGCATCTTCGTGAAGGAGGACACGATGGCATTCAGCTTGTTGTTGATGTTGGTGTTTAGAACGTCCCCGTTGTTACGCTCGAACTTCACGCCCCAATAGAAGCGGTTGTCGGTGATTTCCGAGGGACCAGGAGCGCCGGTAAGACCGGAACCCGTGGCAACCTGACCTCTGGTCACCTTGAAGCGGAAAGGAATTGGTGGAACGACTGCTGCCAGGAGGCGTGGGTCAAGAGCCGAGCCGCTTGCACCAAGACGAGTCAGGGAGCTGAAACCACCCGAACCAGTGATATCACCCAAAAGGGAGTTGGTGTTGAGAACCGGGGCTCCTCTGAAACCGAATGGAAGGCAGGAGGCAGGAATACTCTTCTTTTCGACGCCCTCATTCACAACCACACGAATATGCTTCGAGAGATTTGGGAACTTGCCAGAACGAACCAGCTTGCGGTCACCCTGGTCCTCTACGTCGAACTTGAATTCGACCTTTGCATCACCAATCACCTTGGCAATGTAGTTGTCTGCCGAGAAATCAAGGGTGACGTTCGTGAACTGCTCAAGAACTGCTGGGTTAAGGTCGGAGTCGTCAAACTTTCTTACGACCACCGTGAAGGTGCCGTACTCGTAGCGTGGGTTAACCGAGGCCACGATGTTGACAATGGAAATCTTGAACTGCGTGTTTGCATACTCACCGTCGTCAAGAGCCTCAATCTGGAATAGGTTATGCTCGGTGGAACCGTAAGGCTGCGAGATGAACCATG